GGTCCTACAAATTTGCCGTGCACATAATTAGGCGTAAAAAAACCGGCGTGGTTGGTTACAAGGGTGATATTATGTCCTGGACCGGTGGCACTCAAAGAAAACAAACTGTCGGTATAATTACTATTAAATACATAAGCCGGCCAGTATTTGATACGCATTTCTTCTAATGTCCAGGATGCGTCATGACTACCTCTAAATAAAACTCTTGGTCTATGGTCAGGATGTGCAATAATCATTAAATTGTGTCGCTGCGTAATGCGTATATCCAAAAGTTCGTCATTATCCCATGGGGTTGGTTTAATGGTGTAAACCAGTTCGTCATCTTTATAAATTTTTATTTCATTGTGAACGAAAATTAATAGATAAAAGACATCTTCAGAATATTGAAATGCGTGGCCCGTATAGTTATTACCGATTACTTGCAAGAGCTTATCTTTTTGTGCCGTTCCCCACCTCCGTTTAGCTCCTCCTTGTGGCAATACAACAACGTTACGTAACTTTTGCGCTCCTTTTTGATAAATATCTAAACTAGTGCGCGTAATAAGGCGCGGGGCTAATTCACCATGGGTAAAGTCGTTTTGTAAAATATAGGCACTCATACAAAATGCGCTCGCCATAAAGGATTTGATTGGATTAACTCACTTGGGCTATTCGATGCATCATTCCACATTGCATAACTTAACGCCGCACGCGCTTTTTGCGTCCAAAGTTTTGCTAAACTGGTTTGTTGAGTGATCGGCATCGCGATTTCAGCTGCTATTGTGTAAACAAGTGCAGTTTGAAAATAAACCGGTAATTTGTTTTCTTTAATTTGATAAGTGTAATCAATGCGAAAGCCGTTGGTTAAATTTTTATAATTAGTGTATATTTTATCTTCGGCGATTACATAATTAACGTTAGGACGTAAACGGTAAAGTTGCAAAATATTGACCGGCAATTGATATGCATATTGCCATTCGTCAACACCAGTTACATCATCAATTAAATTCAGCTCTTCGCCGATTTTTCTAGCGAAATGCCAGTAAGTGCGCGTTAATAAGGTGGGATAAATGCGATCATATAAAACGGCGGCTGTTTGTGCTTGCGGGGTTACTTCCAGTGAGTGAATTGGTCCTTTACCTAATAAAGTAAACGCTTGCGAAATAAACGCGATTTTTGACGACATCGTCACCTCAAAAGTAAGCGCGAGCAATCAGTTGACTACTCGCGCCCAGTCTTTAACTTGCCACTCTCAATCCTTGATAATAAAGTTCATGATCGGTGCTCGGGTCACCATCAAATGTTACTATCATCTCGCCTTCGTTCGCTTGAGCCAATAAAATAGTACGCGGAGTGGCGCCTTCCACTCTTAATTGGGTAAACACAATATCAGCCGGTGCGGCGTCGGCTATTGTAATTGTTTCCTGGGCAGAGCCGCCGGTAGTAATATGTGTACCTGCATACAGAACTTTGTAACCTTCTGCACCTGCGTATAAACGTGCCGTAGTAACGGGTATAGCGGCCGAGGTTACTTTTAAAAAGTCTTCTTGACTACTTGCAGTTGACACAACATAAATCAAATCGCCATCGGTTAAAAAACTGCTAACTTCATCAAAGTAAGCACTCCCAGCGATTGCAGTAAGTGAGTCATCAGCTGAGCGATAGCACCAAATTTTGGGCGTATGACCATCTGCAACCGAGGCTTGGGAAAAATTATTTCTATCAAATGCCATTGTTATTCTCCTTTAGGCAGTTTCATCACAGTCAATTTCAATAACGCCCTCGGGCAATAATGTGCTGCAACCCGCTTTCATATAACTAGTAGTGGGGACGTACAGATCATCATTAAGTGGGAAAACTTGCGCCCGCGGCATGACGCTATAGACCAAGCCTACGGCATCTCCAAACCACGCAAAAACTTTGCGAATATCGCCAGTTTTAGGTAAGCCGCCGGTACTTAATTTACCGAATAAATGAAATTTAAAGCCCAAAAATGTATCAATATCACCACGAACTAATGCCTTCACTGTGTTGTAATCAGAACTTGTCACTTCAGTTTGAGATAACAATGAATCTAATTGAGACGCACCAATGGCTATGTGATAAGTGACATCTTCAGGCCAGTTTTCTTCAACCGTGATTTTTTTTGCTTCGCGCAACTTGGCAACGGTTAAATTAGTGCCGCCATCTGCAATTGTATTAGTTGTACTAGAAGCGGCGAGCCCGTCTATGATAAATTGATCTTGACGCCGGTGAATGGCAGTTTGATGTTGCTTTACAAAGTTATTTAACTCATTCGCATTCACTTCCGACTGTGTAAAAATCTTATCAGTTGATAATTTCAGTACCCATTCGTCGAAGGTGGTAGTGACACGCGAATAATCGACATTTGTATTTTCGATTTTGCTTAAAGGCCCACCGATACGCTCATGCATATCTACTGATGCGGCAAACGGCCATTTATAAGCATCGCCCACAACACCATTTACTATTTGTGTTGTACCGGCGAGTTTATGATTTTTTTGTTGCAGTTTATTTATAAACATGTCGTGGAACTGCTGAACCGCGACTGCATTTAATTCATATTTTTGTGCACCCATGGGTGTTGCTCCGAAAAAAAGTATTTAAACCTTTTTCCGTAACGGGTAGCTCAGGAAGAAGAGGGCCGTTACTAGAAACTCAAATTCTAGTTTCCGGGCCTCAAAAAAGAGGGTAGCAGAAACTGCTAATTACACTGTAAAACCAAAAAAAATAAATAGCAATTGTAGATCTTATGTAAATTAATACTAAATTAATCGTAAATTTTTATTATTTTAAAAAATCGGCATATGCTTGATTAACTTTTTTAGAAAATTCTGTATCACTTAAATAACGAGGGTCGTTCAACATGTCTTTTAAATCATCGCGCGTATATTGATTGGTTGGCTGCGATGTCGGTTGCGGATTTTGATAGCTCATGCTTTCTTTTAATGATAAAAACATTTTCATATCGTCAGCACTGGCACTGGCAGCCCATTCTTTAAAATGCTCGGCTTCTTTCTCCGGCAATGTGTTTTCACTCCATTGTAACAAGGCTTTATAAGTATCTAATCCACCGATTTCTTTAATTTGTTCTTGCAAATATTCATGTGCCTGTTCTTCGCTCGGAATTGACTCTTTAAATGCATTTAAATACATGCCGACAATTTTATTGACGCCTTCTTCGCTCACTTGATTTTCACGAGCCCATTCGGTGAAATTTTTAAATAACGGGTCGTTGGTATTGACTTCGATACCGGCTTCTTTTAATTCATCATTAATTTGTATTTCATAATTATCGGGGGCGCCTGTTCGATCGCCAAGTTTTTGCCGCAGCCCACGTACAGCTTTTGCTTGCTCGGAGATCGAAGAATATTTATCTTTATAAAACCAATCTGGCGTTTCGCCTTCCCCGGGAACCCCATCAGCCCAGTACCATTGTGCTTCATTGGCGCTTTGGGCATTCTGGGTGTTCTCTTCAGGCGGAGCGGCTTGTGTAGTTTGCGAAACGTACGAACTTTGATCTTGTGTAGTTTCTAGTGATTCGTCACTCATTCTCACCTCTGCTATTATTTAATTGTTGTTTTATTTGATTAATTACCAGAATAAATTTTCGAATAACGTTATTTTCACCATCTCTGAAATAAGCGTAGTAATCTGGCATTTTAAAATTACTACACGGCGCTTCTAAATAATGCTGTTTTAAAAGCGTTAGTAGTTCGGCACCATCTTGTGTGTTAAATACTTTATAAATGAGCTCATAAAAGCGATCATGATTTGTTATCATGCTTGTTGCGTTCCCGGTTGTGGAACTAAATTACCAATGTCAGCCAGTAATTCATCTTGCGATTGGGGTGTGGCCGGTTGCCCAATTTGCTCAGCTTGCTGTTGGGGCGGCCCATGATTAATTAGATTCATAATGTTTTGGACAAAGGGGGATGTTTTCCAGCCTTGATTAACAATCTCATCGGGCACTTCCATTTGTTTTGCCACCCATTCGGGGAATTCTTCGTTATTAATCGCACCCAGTCCTTCTTGTCCATACAGACCTGTCATTGTTTGCACAAATGCCAAGCCGTTTTGTAAGTCTTCTTGCTGTTGTAATTTCGCAATCGGCGATTGATATTCAATATGAATTTCTTTGCCATCGATGACAACATCAGGGATTATCCCCTTACGCCTTAAAATAATTAGTGATTTTTCGATTATCGGGTTAAGCAACTCACGCAATAAACGACCAAATGCACTGGCGTTTTTACGCATCCAGTTTTGTTGCATAAGACTTACTTCAGTAGCGCTTTTATTGCCCGCTTCGACTTGCTGGGGTAGCGGATTAGAAAAGAGCATTTCTTTAATTTGCGTCTGGAGCTGTTCTACTGAGAGTTGCGCAAACTGCGGTTCTTTCCCTAGATCGAGCGGTTCTAATGCGCTGCCGCCGGCAACTGGTTCTACTGTGATAATTGACCCAGGTTCAATTTTTACGTTATATGGATTAAGTACGCCGGCAGAATTGGCTAAAAGCGGCGTAATCGAGCGCAACGTGCCGCCTCGTAATATTAATTCTGTTAATTTATTGAGTACTTTAATAAAGCTCAATGCTTGAATGACCGGCCCTCGGCCTAATATTTCTCGGGTAGCACGCGCCCAACGATAGGCGATTAAGGGTGTATAGTCGCGCCACTCGCTAACAATTTCCTTTCTATCATCTTCACCATATACACTATAATAATATTGGCGTCCTTCCGGTTGATCTGGATAGTAAAGACAGCTTTCGATTAGTTTAACTTTATCATCTGGCGCATTTTTGACACGCGATGCTAATTGAGAGCTTAATTTAGCTTTGGGCCATTCTCTTAAAACGCGGCGTGCGGGTATTTCCCATTGACGCCAGAAGTTTTCTAATGTACCAAAGGGTCCTTCTTCTAAGACTATTTCGCTCAACGGAACTGATACAAATTGCAACGGCTTAGATTGGCTCCCCTCATAAAGCATCATCACACCAGTCCCGATGCACAACTCTTGCAACGATTCATTAACCGCATCAGCGATATTCGACGCATTGAACTGCTTAAATAATTTCTCCGTGATATCGTCGAGTTCGTCTTGAAAGTGATCTTTTAGGGCTACCGGAATTGCGTCGCCGGTTTGCAAGCTCGCCCACCGTTTAAATGGGGGCATTAGAATTGTCTGCATATTGCTTGCAAACAATTGCACGCCTTCCACTGCTGTTGAATCGTAAATTTTATTATTCCGCGCTTGTCCCCGCTCTTGAACTTGATCAAAATCATTGCGATTGGGGAGCGTAAACTGATACGCGTCACGCAGCATAGAGTGCCAATTTTGCATGCGCCCACGCGCGTGCTCGTAGCGTTGATGTCGTTCTGTAACTGATTCGTGTGGCATATTAACCTAGTGTTGAACCGCTATTGCCTTTGATGCCCCCGTCATCACCAGCCCCCAACGCACGACGTTGAGCAGCTAACGATCTTTCCAGTGCTTTTTTACGTTGCTCATCAAGTCGCTTTTTTTGTTCTAGCATTTGCTTATGCAAATCTGCTTCTTCTTGCTTTTCTGCACTGTCATCATGATGTCCCATGGTTTACCTCGTTTATAGTTATGATGTTATATTTGCGTTTCTTTTTAGCGCTCATTTTTTTTAGTTTTTTATATAAACCGAATGGTGTAAACGCCAATAGTGATATACCTAGAATATACTGAACGGTCCCCACGCAACTAAAATATCGCGAAATATTATAAGTACGGGTAGGGCGTTTAATTGTAACTTTTATTACTTTCAAGCCCGACTTAACCGCCATTACCGGCACATTATCAGCTTTTTGCTCTTCATAATCTTGAGCAAGAAACGGCAAGATTTCAGCTTTTAGATATTCAAAGCACGGGTCAATTTTTAGCCAGTTCGGGCCATCGCTTTTAATCACATACGTATGCGCAAATCCCTTTTTTAAAAAGGGTTTTACGATTCCGGAACCAGGGCTAAAAATAACGTAATAATCACTCGTCATATAATCTCAATAAAATCAAATGCGTTTTCAGATCATCTTTATAGTTAGCTAAGATTGTCTGCTCTTTTTGTTGTGTATTCACTGTTTCAAATACATACGCTGTATTATTTGCAACGACTGATTTTTTTAATTTGCGCACTTGCTCTAATAATGCAGTCATTCTTTAGTCCAGTATTCATTATCTTCTGTTATCCACGGTTCTCCTCCCTCAGTTGTCCAAATGAACGAATATGGTGGCGGAGGGCTCGGGTTTGTTTCATTTAACTCTTTCCCGCTGAGCAATGGGTCTTGATAAATCTGCCAGAAGTTGTGATATCTAATCATCGATAAAATGCTACCGATACTTCGCCGCCAATTTTCATGCGGAAATAGAGTGTTTGTATGTTATAATCACCCTCGGAAACTACCAAGGGTGGCGGATTTAACATTGCATTACTTGACGCAAATGTGCTCGTTGTTGGCAACGTGATCGGCTCATCGGATACCCATAAGTGATTTTCATAGCCGAACACGGCTATTCTTGCGCCGACTGGGACACTTAATGTTGTTTGAGTGTCAGCACTTAACAATGCTTGAAAGCCTGCGTCAGTGATTTTAATGCCGTATGCGGGCGTCGAATGTTTATCTTTAAAAATGTCTAATGCTCTCATGATTTTTTACTCTTATTTTTTCGTAAACTTGGATATTTTCGATAGACCGCGCGTTTAATACCGGCGGGGTTTGGTGCATTATGTGCTAGACGTAAAGCCGAGCGTGCGTGTGCTTTGTTGTTGATTGGGTAGCTGCCTTTCGGAGCATCGCCAGCGGGTCCAGCAAACGATTTAACACCTGGATATTTGCCGGCATTGCTGCCCCCGGGCTTTTTCCGCGCTTTTCTGATCGCTGCACTAACCATCCTTCACCATTTCTTTTAACTGAGCGACTTCTGCGCGCAATTGCGCAGTCTCATCAACGCGTGCGCGCTGTGCTTCACTGCTCATCATGTTTTTATATTCATCAGGAGTCAGCTGTCCAGTCGCCACAGCTTTATTTAACGCTTGCATGCGCTGCTCATACGTCTCTGCGTTTTCATATGCTTGCAACATCACTTTTCGATGCTCTGTCCAGCCACAGCGATTTCGACGTATCATTTGATACAGCACGGCATTAAAAGTAGGGTTATCTAAATTGTGCAGTCCTGCTTCGTCTAAATAGCCTTCTCCCCATTCTTTTCCAATTTTGTAAGCTTCTTCAAGTTCTTTATGCTTTTTTATCCAGTTGTAAAATGTTTGTCGCGAGATCTGTAAGTTTCGACAGACCATAGCTAATGTTGCACCGTCTTTCATCCAGTTTTTAATAGCCGGGATGACATCTGGGGTATATGAGGAATAATTCGGCATTTTTTTGGCGTCAATGTTTAGTTTTACTTTTTATAACACTAAAACATCAGTAGTTCTTTCCGTTTTTTGTCTTGTTTTAATTGTAATTTATATGTAAAGAGAAACAGAAAAAATAAAAAAACTTAAAAAAGATTAATTTGTCTCTTGACAAACAGTGCACGCTCGAGTACTATAAACACCTCATCACATGATGATAGTTAACTAAAAAAGGAGACAAAAAATGCAA